CGAAATTAGAATCAACTAAAACGGTAAGCCATATCAAACATTTAATGGCAGAAGATTCACACTACATCCCGGAACAAGGTATTTCACAAACGGGCCACTACACATGCATTGGTACGTTTGGGAGCATTATAATGGAAAAAGGGAAAAAGGTTACCACATACATCACAAAGACGGTAACACATGGAATAACGAAATATCCAATCTTGAAAAGGTCGAATCCTTTAGACATCTTAGCGAACATGCAAAAGAACGTATTAAAGGCAATCCAGAAAAGTTTAAAGAATTCCATGCAAAAGGAATCGAATCAGCAAAGCAATGGCATAAAAGCAAAGAGGGTATTGAATGGCACAAAGAGCATGCAAGAAAAAACAATTTCGGTAAGCCACTATCAATTGAATCAAAATGTATGCAATGCGGAAAAGATTACATCGCAAAAACAAAGCATGCAAAGTTCTGCCATCCAAACTGCAAAGCTAAAGCACTTCGAGTGCGTTACAAGTTGGCAGGAAAGAGTTTACGACCTGACCGTAGAAGATGAGCATGAATATTTTGCTAATGGGGTGTTAGTCCATAATTGCGATGCGATGCGTTATGCCATCTTTACCCACTTACACAAGCCGCAGTTTCAGGTGGCAGTATGGTAGGCGAATTAATCGTAATTTTGCCAGTAACAAATAATAACTTATGGGTTTATTCGATTTCCTTAAACGCAAGGCAGCACCCGTTAAATCACCTGTTCAAGTTTCAATCGAAAGGGGTTTGATAACTTGGGATGGGCAGAATCAGGCAGAAATAGTTAGGGATAGTTACATCGGCAATGACTTGGTATATGCCATCATTCAACTGATTACCCAAAAGGCGAAAGTAGCACCTTGGGGAGTGTACAAGGTGAAAGATAAGGCGAAGGCAAAGCAGTATCAGGCGAAATTAAATTCACCCATTACTATTGACCTCAAAGAATTAAAGGAACTGAAAGAACAGGCATTTGAACTATACGAAGGCGATGCCCGACTGAATGAGTTATTGAAATATCCGAATAGTGAAGATTCATGGTCAGACCTTATTGAGCAATGGGTAGGGTTTAAGAAGATTACCGGTAATTCTTTTGTCTATGCAAAGATGGTAGGTGATGCATCCGTCAACAAGGGCAAGCCAATGGAGTTGTATGTACTCCCGGCACAATACATGGCCGTTAAGGTTGACATTGAGCAATTCCCACCAAAGAAGGTAGCGTATCAGTTGTACTATGGTCAGTACATACCGTTTAATACGATTGAAATCCTGCACGATAAGTACTTCAACCCTGAATGGTCGGCAACTGTTGGGCAGTTGTATGGATTATCGCCTTTACGGGCGGCATCGAAGGTATTGACCAGGTCGAATAGTTCAAAGACGGCATCCGTTGCAATGTTCGATAATATGGGGCCGCAGGGGGTACTTTACATGGATGACCTACGATTCGATCCGTTAAGCGGAGGGCAGCAGGCACAGGCACTTAAAACACAAATATCAATGGCATCCGGTGCCGGTAAGCATGGCAGCGCAGCCGTATCAGGGTATAAGGTAGGATGGACTCAAATCGGCCTACCTGCCAAAGACCTGCAACTGATTGAAGCGGAGAAATGGGATAAGGAAGCGTTATGCTCAATCTATGGTGTACCACCTGTTCTATTAGGTTCGCAGGATGCGGCCACATACAACAACATGAGAGAAGCGGAAAAGTCGCTGACTTTACGGGCAGTACTTCCCGAACTTATCGCCATCAGGGATAACCTTAACCGGAAGATGAAAACGGATTGGGGGTATAAGAATACCGACATATTCGTGGACTTTGACCTTACCGTATATCAAGAACTCGAAGCCAACCGAGAAGCGCAAGCGCAATGGCTTAATACTTCATGGTGGTTGACACCGGAGCAGAAACTCAAAGTAATGGGTATCGCACCCGATCCGAATGTGCCGCTTGAAGATTATCAAAAGTTGTATATCCCACAAGGTTTGATGCCAATGGATGACTTCACTAATCTGCCAGATGTACCGCCAACTTTATAACAAATACCGAAAGAAATACAGGGTGCTTATTAAACGTGAGTTAGATAAGCAATGCAAAGCTATACTCAATGGTGAGCAACCCGACCAAAGCGGACTGAAACGAATTATAAGCCAACTGCATCAAGGTGCAGGAATGACAATGGCTAAATACAACTATGACAAGATTAGGCGCAAAGCAGGGATAAAGGATAATCTTACACCACAACAAAGATGGGCGATAGTGATTAAGATGTTCCTTGATCAAGGATTAACTATGCTGACCGATGGCATCACATCAACCACAAAGGAAACTATCCGCAAGGTATTAATCAAAGGGATGCAGGAAGGGTGGAGCATAACCCAAATGATGACCGAACTCGAAAAGTCAGGTATCAATGCTTACCGTGCAGAACTCATTGCCCGAACAGAAACTACAAGAGCCGCAAATCAGGGAGCGTTACTTGGTGCCGTATCAACAGGGCTACAAACTGAAAAGGAATGGATAGCGATTACCGATGACAGAACACGTAGAATACCAAGAGATAAATTCGACCATTTACACATGGATGGAAAGCGTGTAGCAGTAGATGAACCTTTCACCGTTCCCGGAATGGGTAGTGTTGAGCAGATGGAATATCCAGGTGATAGCAGGGCAAGTGCAGGGAACGTATGTAATTGCAGATGTACCGTTGGCTTTGAAGTAGTGAGAGATGAAAATGATATGCCCGTATCAATTCAGGGCAACTTAAGAGGGCCGGCTGGCACCCTGTGGAGTTTATGGAATAATAGTTTATTTTTGCAATTACAAATGTTATTGAATGAAGCAATATAGCGTTAAGGATATAATGAACGGGGTTGAAGATGTTGACAAAGAAAGCCGTAAGGTGAAAGCCGTATGGGCAAGAATGAATAATGTTGACCTTGACAATGACATCATTAGTCCGTCTGCTTTCACAAAGACAATTCAGGAAAGAGGGCCACAAGGTAAAAACCTGATATGGTCATTGGTTGACCATAAAACTTCAATGAAGTATGCTTTGGGTAAACCAAAGGAACTCTATGTAGAAGGCGATGCGCTCATAGCCGTAACCGAAATAATCGAAACGGAAATGGGTGAGGATATGCTAAAACTTTATGAAGCAGGTCTTATCAACCAGCACTCAATCGGATTCAGCACTATCAAAGCAGAAATGGATAATAGTACTGGCATCCGCACCATTACTGAACTTATGCTTTATGAAGGTAGTGCCGTACTATGGGCAGCAAACCCTGAAACACCTACTATATCCATATACAAAGGAATGGAGCCGGAAGTAGTGAAAGAAACTTTGAACGGAAGATTAGAAAAACTAATCAAAGCGTTCAAGCACGGCACATTTACAGATGAAACATTCTCCTTATTGGAGATTGAAATAAAGCAAATCCAAACTGCAATAAACGAAATCACCACTCAACCCGCAGCGAAAGCAGTCGAGCCGGAATCAACTGTTGTATTGGATGCACTCAAACAATTAAATAACAGATTAAAACTTGTAAAATGACACAAGAACAAATCGCTGCGGAGGTAAAATCTATCGGTGATAACCTTACGCAAGTACTGGCAAACTCTGCCAATGCAAAAACCGATGCTGCTGAAGCTAAATCCGTTGTAGCCGGACTTCAAAGCAAACTCGAATCAGTTGCCACCGCTGCTGAACTTAAAGAGTTCAAAGATGCTATGCAATCTCAATTCGATGCCCTGACCACTAAAGTAAAGAAAGGTCAACCTGAAGGCAAATCTTTCAGCGAAGCACTTGCCGAGAAACTCGAAGGAGTGAACATCGAAGCTGAAATGAGAAAGAATGGCCGCCTTCACCTCGAACTGCCTGAAGTAAAGACAATTACTCTTGCTTCTAACTTGTCTGGTGATAGCGTTGCTACTTACAATAGCCGCCAAGCAATCCAACCCGGGCAGTTGGTTAACTTCCGTGATTTCGTGCCTACCACTCAAAGCCCCACCGGTTTGTATGTTACATACCGTGAGGCAGCCGGTAACGCCAACAACATCGCTGCACAACTCGAAGGATCTTTGAAGCGTGAGAACGATTACTCTCTGACCGAGGTTAAAACTGTTAATCAGTTCATCGCAGGTTTCAGCAAATTCAGCCGTCAGATGTTAGCATCTCTGCCTTTCATGAGCCAAACTTTACCCCGTTTGTTAACTCGTGATTTCTTCCGTGCAGAAAATGCTTCTTTCTTCTCTACCGTTTCCGGCGCCGCTACTGGTTCTACCACTACTTCCGCTGCCACTAACTTGGGTGATATTATCCAGTTGATTGGCAACTTGCGTGCAGGTGATTTCAGCGCATCCGTTGTATTCGTTTCAAACGCTACATGGTCTTTGTTGCTGAATGAATCATTCACCAATGGTTACTACATGGGCGCAGGTGGATTGCAAGTCGGTCAAGCAGGAGTATTGAACATTGCAGGTGTACCTATCGTTGGTTGCAACTGGGTGCCTAATAGCCGTGCATTCCTGTTCGATGCTAACTACCTGGAGAGAGTTGAAGTGAACGGTGTTAACATTGAATTGAGTTACGAAGATCAAAACAACTTCGTTACCAACATGGTTACTGCCCGGATTGAGTGTTACGAAGCCATCAACTTGATGCTTCCTAACTCCGCTATC